TTGTACCCTATGCTGCCGAACCTCATCAGTTCAGCCTCAGCAGCGTCATCAACGTCGTCATGAAGCGATTTCTAGGTGGCTGCTCTATGTGTAAATTATTCATAGTCTCATTAGCCCATTTGTTGAACCATTGGCAGTTGCGCTCCATGGTGTATTTTCTACACTGACTTGTAAATGAACATTGTGTATGTATGGGAGGGAAACGGGACGTAGGGAATTGAACGAAAACTACGCTATGACTGGGAGTGAAGTGAAATGTCTTCCCCGTTTTTACTACACAAACCTCCCTTGTACATGGTGCTTCAACAATTATGCACGTAGCCTCAGCACCTCAAGCCTTCTTGAATGCGGAGTCCCGCCAAATGTGGCTGCACTCCTTGCATTCCCAAAGATGGACTCTCTTTCGTAGCCCATCGTGATACCTCGCAGACAGTCTCCTTGGTATGTGCTCATGACCGCACTTGCGGCATGATACACGCAACTTGTCCATGAACCTACCCATTACTGCTCGCCTCTCTTCACCACTATGTCGTCTATCTTCAGAATGGCAGTGGTCACTTCAGTTGCGCTGAGTATGGCTTGACGAACGAGTTGCACTGGTTCCACGACTCCAATCTCCCTCATGTCCACTATCTCGTTTATCTTCTCCACATCAGGCCCAAACGTGTACATGCCCTCTGCTATCGCATTCCTGAGTGAGAACACGCAGTTCAGTGGAGTGTGACCCGCTACCTCGCCTATGGTCGCTGGAATTATCTCAAGCGTGTCAGCGAACGAGTTGATAGCCATCTGCTCCATGCCCTGTATCTTCGGTGCCTCGGTTCTCAGGTGACTGGCTATGGCAGCGTACGTTGAGCCGCCACCAGCGACAATCTTCCCACCGTTCATGACCAGTGATACGACACCTAGAGCGTCATCGAACCCCCTCTCGACCTCATCGAGAGTGGTGTGACTCGCACCGCGTATGATTAGAGTGGACTGAGTTGACTCAACCTCTCCCTCCACGAACAGGTAGTGCACGTCGTTGTGCTTCTGCCTGACTATCTTGCATGGTGCTGCTGTCTCTAGGTCATCGATTGAATGCGATACGCGGATTCCTATGGCTGATGATAGAGAACGCATGATGCTCTCCTGTATCCTCTTCACCACTGCTATGCCGTTCTTGTGCAGGTAGGCTAGGGCTGAGTCCTCCACATTGTCCCTCGTGAACAGGACACCACCATTAGGCAGCATCGATACCACTGTCTTCACCTTCTGCGTCAGCGTTTGTCCAGCACGTCTTCGGACGGCCTCGTACTGCTGCATGTCGGTCACTTGTATCTGCAAGTGCTCCATCTCCTTCTCAGACTCCAGACCGCTCATCAGTAGAACGACGTTGGACTCGACGGGTATGTCCATCTCAATCGCATAGTCCCTGTTGACCACCACGCCTCTGAACAAATGGGAGTCAGTGAGCGCACCGCCGGGGAACGACAGCACGTTCACCTTGTCAGCATCACCAGCGGCCTTCACTGCATCAACGCAGAGTCTCGATACTATGTCCTTCGCTGATGCTAGGGTCTTTCCCGATATGGCCGTCTCAGCCACACGTAGCAGGTCGTCTTCATCAGGCTCGTACGAGAGGTTCCCATCGAGGTATTCCACTGCCATACGCGCTGCCTTGTTGTAGCCGTCGCACACCAGCGATGGGTGAACGCCCTTGCTGAAAAGATTCTCAGAGTCAGCCAGCATCTGCCCTGCTAGGACCACCGTCGATGTCGTTCCATCGTAGCACAGGCTCTCCTGCGTCTTGCTGATGTCTATAATCATCTTAGCAGCAGGGTGACCTGCTTCTATCTCACGCAGTATGGTTGCACCATCGTTCGTGATGATGGCATTGCCACCTGCATCGACCATCATCTTATCTCGACCTCTCGGGCCGAGTGTGGTCCTCACTGTGTTCACTATCGCTCTTGCTGCTCTTATGTTGCTGTGCAACGGGTCTTTTCGCTCTTCGCTCATTCTTCTTCATCTCCTTTTTCGTCGTTGTTTTCCACAAAGGGCCAGCCAACGTACACTGCTGTCTTAGATGCCATTCTCATCAAGTCCGACAATGCGGCTCCACTCGTTATGGCTGTCAGCAGTCTGTCCATTCCTACTTTCAGTTTGTATTCTTCTTCGTTCATTTCTACCATTCCAATTCAACTTCAATTATGTTCCCAGTCTCAAGACACCTTGATTTTAGGAATCCTTCTTCCCTACCCTTCATGTACAGGTCGTATGTCAATTGAGCGTCCTTGAGACAATACTCAATGACGTCGTTGTGTCGCCCCTCTCGCCATGCTGTGGGTGCGTCTGCGCTCTCCATGAGTTTAACCTCATCTAAGTTGCAGCGAGCCAAGTCATTCAGACCGGTCAGCAACTTGCCGTATGACAGCGAGTGCTTTGAGAATAGGTTTTTGGTGTCTATGACCGCATCGGACTTGCCCATGATGTCCCCAACGGCCCAACAGTCCAATGCATCCCTTATGACGGGAAGGTCGAATGACTTGATGTTGTGACCGAGCAGTCTACCACCCTTCTCGATGTGGCTCTGTAGAAAGTCACCCAACACTTGAGGGTGCAGGTCATGTACATGCGCATTGTCGATTTGCACCTCTGCCTTCGTGAAGACGTTGGCATTGCTGCCGTCCCAAGTCGCGACTACACTGGGCTCAAAAAGAGACATATTGTTCCATCCCCCTATCTCCCAAGAAAAGTTAGCAGTCTCGATATCAAGTGACAGTATATTGCTCATTCCAAGTTCTCCTTGACTCTGATGAACACCACGCGCCCATCCTTCGTCGTGTCGAACATGCTCCTAGCCCACTTATCGAAGTTATTGTATGCACTGCCCTGAGAGACGGTGTTCTGCTGCTCGTATGACCTGATGACCTTGGTCTTGCTGCGCCAGCCGTCTCCCCTGTTTCCTAACTCAACACCATCCACGGCATTGTAGGCATTGACCCACTTGCTCTTGTTGTTGGCCTTCTCCTGTACCTTCGGTCCAATCTCAACCTCGTCCTCCAACCAGAGTATCAGGTTCCTGAAGATGTCGTAGAGTATGTCCTTAGCCATGTCAACATGCTCACCTGTCACGACCCATGACTCGTCTAGCATGGCAATGTGCGTAGCGAAGATGAGGGTGTTGTTCTCCATCGCTGGTATGAATGATGACACGACTTCCAATATGTTCGGGTTCAACCCATTCAACAGCGTGTAGTAGTCGTCTATGGCGTCCAGCAGAGCGGGGTAGAAGGTATTCTCATCAGCAGTGAACATCTTTTCCATCACTGATTGCACGAGGGCCTCCTTGTCTGGTCTAGCCATCTCATCCCACTCTACGAACGTCGTCTCGGTCATGTTCAGGACCCTGTTCCTCAATCTCAACTCAAGGTCCTTGAAATAACTCGTTATGTCGTCATATGATACCTTCATGGGAGCAGTCACCTTGAATGCGCTCTCAGCCCTTATCTCGCTGACGGCCTTCCTCCTTTCCATGGTCCAGTTGCTCCAGTAGAGCAGGACCCTTTGGAAGATACCCTTCGTCAATACGTATTCCTTCACACCGGATGGTGGGTATGTTGTAATCCACAGCGACACGAGGGATTCAGTCTCTATCCTGCCTGTCTTCGTGTGCTTGACGAGCATGTTGTTGTTGCTTCCCACTGGGTTGCAAGCGGATTGCAGGTACAACACAGTTTCCTGACTGTGCTTGTTGGGGTTCAGTATGATTGAGCCTTCATCGAAGTTGAGTGCTTTTTGACCTGTAAGCATGCCTTCCTTCAGAATGGGAATCTTGTTGCCTTCAGCATCCTCCTCCATCTCAAAGCCACCGATGAGACCAGCGTCGGTACCAGTCGTGTACAGGTCGCTGTTGATACCGATGTCCTTCAAGACGTCACCGACGAACTCCCACGCTATGGACTTACCAGTCCTACTTGATTGAATCCAAAACACATGATTTCTAGGGTCTAGGTGTGAGGAACCCCATGGTATCCTCACATATGGTACTGCTACCTGTCCTTGGATGAAGAAGAATGACAGTAATCCGGGTATGTCATTGTCAATCGATGTCGCGTTGAAATGGTCAGTATAACCTTTCAGAATTCCGTATTTTCTTGATGCTCTATATTCACTCGCCTTACGCATAATTACCCCATAAGAGGTCAGCATATAATTCATTTGTATAAAATGAATGTTGAAACATGATAATAATGACTATCTCCCCTTCTTTCGCTCCACGTGTATGGGTTCCTCGGAGGTGATGACATCAACCACTCTCCTTCTCATCACATCGCCCATCCCCTTGACAGCCCTCAGAGACTCAGGAAATGCCATCTCCTCTATGCTACCGCATTTCTCAAGCATCCTCTCACCCAGTTCCTTACCAATACCGGGTATGGCTACTAACATGTCGAGCCTCACATCATTCGTGCTGACTCTCCTGATACCACGAGCACCATGGCTTGACGCTGGTTTGTGCAGTTTATCGTGAAGTTTCACTATAAACATCGCAGCCTCGCTGGTGTTCTCCGTGAAGAAGACCTGACAATCGAAGTCGGCCATGACTCTCGCGATTGTGCCAGTGAGTTCGTTCTGCACACGGCTGTATGTTATCTTCTTGCCATTCTGCTTAGCCATAGCCACATGCTTCGATATCGAGCCGTGTATAACTAAGAAGAAACGCTCATAATTCGCATCCATATTATCCAACTGACGCCAAAGATGACCACTGTGACTGGACTGGAACAGGTCGCTTATGCTCTTGGCCTCTATGCACGCCTGTCCTGAGAGATAGTCGCCTACAACCAACTGCTTGCGAAGAACAACTAAGCCAACTTTCTGTGCCTTTCTGATGACTGACTCACAGAGAGTCCCTCTCTCATTGCTGTCTACAATCAAATCAGGTTTAGCCACCTCTCTTACCTCCGTGAAAATGACAGTAATGAGGGTGTTTCCTATACTTTCTCATCGCACACCTCTTACCACTCCTGTTGGTGTGCTCACACCTGCTGCCGTTCTTGGGTCTCATCATGCACTTGTTGCAGATACCCGAGTAGGATGACCTGCTCTTGACGTTGTTCGATGACCTCGGCCCACCGCACTCAGGGCATTTCTGACTGAATGTGTGCTTCATATCAGTCCCTCGGCGGTGCCGTCGTAGTAGCGGCAGATACCACTGCATAACCCCTCGGTTATCAGTGTCTTGCATGTCGATAGCGAGTATCCAGTCTCCACTATGCTAGTGACCTGCGTTCTCGTTATGTCCTCATCGTAATCGACCCAACCCTGTGCGCCGCAGAAGTCTACTATCTTGTCTATGTGCTCGACCCTCTCGTGCTCCTTCACGCTGTCAGGTGGGAAGAACCACCTCAACCTAGCAGCCAAATAACTGACTAGGTGGAAACGAGCCTTGTGTATGGGGTTCCCCTCACCAAGCGCTGACTGCGCTAAACAGGGCAGTATCAGCATCTTGTCGTGTGAGATGTCAGGCAGGTCAACCTGTCTCTTTCTCTTGGTGAACTGCACTGCCCTCTTCACTGGTAGTTCAAGATGCAGAGGTGTGGTTCCAAGGGAAATGTACCCCTCACGCGCATCTTGTGCAACGTCCAGTAACTCGTAGTAATCGAGGGTCATTATCTCATCAGACTGCAATGGTATGCTCCAACAGGAGCGGCGCATGTTGAACGAGTTTGGTATTCTTATCATCCCTGACATGTCGAATGCCACAGTGGGGTCGCAGCATGATATGTTCAGTGCATCATGCCATTTCCTAAGCAGGTTCTTGCCTCCGTTCTTTATGCGAGTCACCTCAAACCCATTCGTGGGCATGTGAGTCTCGTCTATTGGAATCCAAAAGTGAAAACCACCACCGCTGAACCACACGTAATGCAGGTAATCATTGTCGATGAGATGCTTGTGCAGTCTCTTGACCTGCTCCTGCATGAAGGAGAACTCGACCTCAACCCCCCTCTGCTTGAAGTCCTTGCAGTCGAAGTCCAACACGAAGTGCCTGATGACAGGCGTGTTGTAGTCCACCCTGTGATGCTTGGGAGGGGTCGTGCCCCTGTATCCATATGCTGTGAAGTATGCGTTGGATATCCCATTTCTGCCTTCCCAGTACTTCTGCAACTCACGCTTGTCATGCACAATTCTCCTATAGCCACGAGTGGTCTTGTCTCCTATTATGAGGACCTCTCTAGGGTAGTCGAATGCTATGAAGGACATTCAAACACCTAGTCTACATACTTCCTGTAGAGTTCTATTGCTTTGTTGCCTATGACTTGTGGTGCAGAGTCACCGTACTTGGCATACGCCACTGGGTTGACAGTCACGTCGAAGGCAGCATATCCACCACCATCCAATGTCTGTTGATACCCGTTGCTGACTCTTACCTCGTCACCATGGACACCATAGACAGCAAGATGAACACTCACTCTGGGTAGTTCACCCTTCAACATGAAGTTCTCCATCATGACCCTCTTGTTTATCCATTCGACGGTCTCGTTCAACTTTCCACTCAATCTCGTTTCTTCCATTTTCATTATCTCTTCATTCATTGTAATACCTCCTGAATCTCAGGAACGCTAAATGCAGGGCATATGTGTATGAACGAGCAGTTGCTGCATGCCCTTCTGATGCAGCCACAGTTCACTTTGCAGGAGTTGCTGTGTATGGGTGGGAAATCGTTGTCTATGTGGGCCTTTACCAACTTCTTGGTTGTATTCACTATCGACTTGTCGCTGTAGCGTGCAATCCTCGATACGTCCTCTATGACCCATTTGGCCTCATCACCATTATTGACTCTCCCATTCGGGAACTCCCACGCCCATTGTGATACTGGTAGGTAGTCAGGCTGTCCCGACTTCATCAGGAGGTGCCGGTAGAAGTTCATCTCAAATCTCATGCTGGTCATCTTGTAAGGCCTGTTGACCCACTTTCCGGTCTTCAACTCCATGATGATGAATCCACCCTCGCCATCATCGAATATCCTGTCTATGTACCCTTTGTAGTGAACAGGTACGACTTGACCATCCACCTCTATCTCCTCGGTGGCGTGCGCCTCGTACTCATTCCCGACTGGAAGCCAAAGTTTGGGTATCTTGTCGGTGTAGCACACTAGGAAGCGCAACCACTGCCAGTTGAACCACACGTCCAGACACTCAGCCTCGTCATGCCTCCATCCCTCATCAGGTGAGACCATGAAAGACTCAGCGAGTTGCTTTGCAAGGGCATGGTTGTCGTTGTCCATCAAGAAGACTATCTCATCGAGATTCTCCTCGGCCCTCTTCCAAAAGTACTCAACCACGTTGTGCACGTTCGTACCGCGAACCATGGCCTCAGTCTCATCACTGGGCATCCTCAACACTGTGCTGAAGTAGTACTGCTGTGGGCACCACTTGAAGTTGCCAAGCGATGACTTCGTTATCCGCAACTTGCTGCCCTTCTGAGGCCAAGCGTAGGAGGATTCCTCGTAGGACTTCTTGAGTTCCTCAGTGGCATAGTTAGCACTGTGTGTGAAACTCTCCTCGTTTGGATTGAACTTGAGGAATGTCATTCCTCACCACTGTCCTCTATCAGCCGCTGTAGATAGACTACTGCGTCCATCAGTTCCTCTTGGAGATAAATCAACCAAGTCACGAAGTCGAAGTCCGTCCTCTCCATCGTCACCCCGTACTTGTCCAATCCTATCTTCGCTCTTTCCTGTATCTTCTTGCATACTTCATCTTCTATTCTACTCATTTTCATCACCAATATTTCTTTGGAATCTTATCACCACAAGCATACCCAACGTCCCAACCAAGGACATCATAGATGGGTTGTATCTTCGCTTTGATGAACTTGTTAACCATAGTGTCGTAGTCAATGGAGAAGTCCTTCACTTCAGACTCCTCCCTGTATGATACGATGTTAGTGTAGGGCTTGCCGGTTGGGACCTCGTTGACATACAGCCATTGTGCGCTGTCAAACACACGAATAGGGTCGTTGGTAGCCAAGTGCTCATTGTAATATATCGCGCCTTTAGCGGCATTCGGTGGTACTCTCTCGTACTGTGCTTTACCTAACCTACCATAAGGCGCTAATTCGTTAGCGGTATATTCTCCCTTCTTTAGTTTCAATGCTATCGGTCGTATTATCTCCGATACCTCGTTCTCGGTGGCACCGCTGCCCACCAAGTGGAATATTTGATTCTGAATCTGTTTAGTTATTGGTGATGCGTTCGCTGACTTATGCTCAAAACCTGTCACCTTCAGGTGTCCCTTCTTGCTCTCCGGCCACTGTATAATGCCGAAGTTCCTGTTCTTCGATGAACCTATGAAGAAGTAATCGAAGTATGCCTCTGCCTCCACAATCAGCGTGGGGAGCAGTTCTGCCTGTATTGTCTCATTCAAGTGCTCGACAAGCGCATCCACCTCATCGAATGGCACCTGTATGTAGGAGGAGTCGGTGTGTCCTGCGAGGACCTTGTACCCCTTCTCCTCGGCCTTGGATGCCAATGTGTCTATGGCCTTACGCCCCATCGAGGTGATGGCTCCACCTACATCGGGGTCTGTCCACATGCCTCCCACCTTGGACTGGGACACGTACCCATAGGCAGCGTTGGCTAGAATCTTCACAGCCAGTTGCATCATGTCCCACTTGAGTCTCTCATCCTCGCTCGTGGCTTCATACATCCTGCCCTTGTACTCCTTCCTCAATTCCAGTAGGTCCTGCATTATAGTGGGCAGTATGCCCTTTTTCTCGCTAGAGGGCAGCCACATCGAACCATCAGGCATGGTCAGTATTCCCTCTCTCGGCGTACCTGTGTATTTCGTAGTCGGGCACAGGTTGGCCCCTATCATTATTTGAGGGTACAGGGAGGCGAAGTCGCCAAGCAGCACACCTTCATACAGACCACCCTCCTTTGCGAAGACGTTCGCTGCCTTGAGATGCTCCCTGTTGTATCTGAAAGAGGATGGTGCCTTCAAGTCCGTGTAGCGACCGAACATGCCACGGAGGTAGTTCGTGACTCTGTGCGTGCTCTTCATCTGCACACCGCAGAATCGCTGCACTGTCGTGAAGAATGGAACGAAGTTTATCATCTCGCATATCTTCCTCAACTCGGTGGTGTCAACTAGACAATAGTCAACGAACAGGTCGAAGTGAGTATACCACCACGTCCTGACATCGAGTTTGTTGCCATCCTCGTCCTGCTGTATCTTTCCTGACAGTTTCAGTTCCTCAGCGATTGTCTGTAGTTTACGGTTGGGTAGGTTTCCCCTCCCTGATTTAATCCACAGCGACTCTATGCCGCTGCCTGTGCTGCCCTTGGCTGCTGTGTCCAGTATGAGACGACCAGTGATTGGCTGTGCTGTCTCCTTGTATCCGTTCTTCACGTGCGGCCTTATCACATTCCCCACAGGGCTGAGCCGGTCAGGTTCGGTCAGGCGCCTTATGAGATGAGGTAGGTCAGCCCAAGCGATGGCATGCGCTATCAGTATGTCAGGGTCACACTCATCCAAGTGGTCGAGGAAGGCATCATGCATCTCACCCTCTGAGCCGTACATCCTCCTCTCATACCCACCCTCCCTATCGATGAAGTCGATGGTCACACCATTCTGTCCCTCGCTCTCTTGACTCCAAGCGAAAACGACAGGGTGCTCAGCGTGTGTATCGTCAACCGCCATCACCGTGGTGGCATCGGTATTGACATCCCACTCAAGGTCGAAGTACCACACCCTTGGATGAAACTCAGGCATGCTGAGTCTCTCAGGGAACATGTGTAGGAGAACTTGGTCCTCGTAGGGCACATCGGCCTCGTACGTTCTCATTTGGTCCTTTAGTTTCCACAGTTGGGATGGGTTCGGGACTGTCAACTTCATGAGTTGAACGCCATCTCTCCCCTCTGCACGTACGTCCCAATGAACCTCCAACCCTGTGAACATTCTCTGCACCCTGTCTATGTATCTCCTAGGCGTCTCGACAGGTATCCAGCAGAACGGGGAGATGTACCTCTTGTCCTGCGGAGTGATTATCTCGCTTTGCAGCGTACCGTTCTCATCCCTCGTACGTAGGTACAAGTGAGGTTCCTCCACGAAATCGAATCCGTTCGGGAAGAAGTAATCGATTATCATGCTTAAGCCTCTTGGTCAATTACTACTACTTTACGCTCCCAGTCCTCTCCACTCTGCACAACTATCAGAGGTGCTGCGTCACCGCAGTGGAATGTGGATAGGGTCTTGTTGTCCAAGACAGACAAGGCGGAGAGCAACCAAGACCCGAACGACGATACTATCGTGTGGTTCGGTCCCTCGGCGTCTTCCACGTTGGCTGAGCATGTCAGCGCTGAGCCGCCTCTCTTGTATGCATGAAGCACAATCTCGCTCTCCTCGGCATTTGCCTTGATTTGAAACTCGGAGTCAACGCTGAGTGACTTCGCTATGTTTGCACCGTCAATCAAGTCTGAGAACAGCACCTTGCCATGTGTGCTTAGTTCCGTGTTCCTTCCGAACTTCCTCCACTGACCAGTCTCGCACTCCATGACGAGTCTCGACATGGTGGGTGCGAGTTGTGCCGTCTTGCACGACTGCACAGGGATGGATATCTTCTTGCTACCATTCTGCATCACCAACTTGTTGTTCAACTCGGAGACTATGACATCTCCCTTGGACTTGGATAGGAACGCATTCGTCTTCTTCATGTCCGAGAAGGTCAGGTTTCCAGCGGCCTTGACAGCATCATCGTGCTTCTGCTTGTAATGTATGTAGTGCGTGCTCAACGCCGCATCGTACTCGATGTAGTCATCCGACGATGCGACGATGCGCACATCCTCCATCCTATCCCCTATCGAAGATAGTATGGACTTCCATACCTTAGCGTCAAGGACGACCTTGACCATATCAAAGCCGCCCTTCTTCTAGTTCCTGCAACCCATACCATACTGGCTTGCCGCCAGCCTCGGTAGTGAGGATGATGCGCCTCTGACCCTGTAGACCAGCGTCGGTCTTGCTCTTCTCGTATGTCGCAGTGAAGCGCTGGTTGGTCAGGTTCCCGTTCTCGTCCCTCACGTCCTCCCTCTCAAAGAGGATGATTTGGAACACGAGTCCAGCAGTTGACTTCTCCCATGCCGGTCTCGTACCGCTCATGGGTCGTAGCGAACGCTCGTCGTTGTCATTGGTCTGTGCCAAGTGGGTCTCAAGGAACACCCTGACGCCCTTCTTCACAAGTCCCCTGCACAGTGTTATCAGTTGCAGGAATCTCGTCTTGCGCAGTCCCCAGTCCCACTGGAACTCGACGCGCCTGTTGTCTGCTCCAGCGCCGCGTATGTCGGCAGCGGAAATCGCATCCTTGCTGAGTCCGAGGTCGTGTATCCTCATGTTGTTGATGCACACGCTATCGAAGCCGTCAAGCCCGGTGATGAGGACACCCCACAGTTTCTCGCTGTTGTGCACAGCGTACTGTAGTAGCCTCATCGTCCTGTTGTGCGTCTCCGGGTAGTCTATGGCCGTCCTGTCGTTCGTCATGTAGACGTATGGCTCCCATACCACGATGGAGTCCATGTCAGGGTAGAAGGCGCTCTTGTTCGCTTGGGCGCCTCCATCGAAGTCCAAGGCCCACAGGCTCTTCTCCCCGCCCTCACTCACGTACTTGCTGTACGCCGAGGTGACGACGGCTGTCTTACCTGTGTTCTCATTACCGACCAAGCCCACGAACGTGTGCCCTATCCTATCGGACATGTTTTCCATCTCCGCCTCAAGAGCGGCGAAGGGGTTCTTTCTCTCGTGTGACGGCAAGGCAGCGTCATTCAACTCTGCCTGTGCCGCAGCGGTCTTACCGAAACCAGCCATCAGCCCTGTCCTCCACTTGCCTTGTTCAGTGCCTCTATGTCCCGTAGGAGCGCTTGGCTTGCTTGTATCACGGTATTGGCGTGCCTCTCAAGGAGGCTCTGCGTCAACTGCATCCTAGCCATTTGCTGCTCAAGTTCTGGGACTCTCGCTGCTGCTGCTTTCAGTTCGTCGTTCTCTTTCTTTATGTCTGCTAATGTTCTCTTTGCCATTCAATCATCTCCTCACTCAAACTGCGATGGGTCTGCGTTGCCACCCGAAGCGCCCCTGCGAGCACGACGCGAGTCGCAATAGATACCGAACGCTGTCAGTTTGGGAACCTCTGTGTTTTCTCTTCTCATCATACCCACACGACCGAACACGAAGATGGTGCTGCCTTCAGCGTAGTTGTACTTCTCGCCGTCTGTGTCGGTGAAGTGAAAGGGCGTTGTCATGTCGTGCATGGCACTACCTATGTTGCAAAGCACTTCGGAGCCAGCGCCGCTACCGTACATGGACTGCAATCCAGTGGACGATATGGATAGGCTGTATGAACGGCCACCCTCATCGTACTCTGTGTCTCGTGCATCGGTTGACATGCGTACCACGTTGCCTTTGACGAATACCAACGGACCAGTTCGACCTGACCTGCCATCCTTGCTTGACCACTCTCTAGCCCCGGACTCGTATGCCTCGGACAGTTCACTGAGGTTCACGAACATGTCATGGAACTCGCTGCTTGTCCAGTACGTGGATGGCTTGAGCAGTTTCCTGACGTCCTCTTCAACGAAATCATTACGATAACTGATGGTGTCTACGAAGCCCTCTCTCGTATCGAGCACATCCTTCCTGTACTCGTCGTTCTCACGCGGTGGCCTCGCTGATATGACGCATGGCTCTCCGACTCTGATTCTCCTCATGGTGTCCTCACCCTTCAAATCTACACGCCACAGTTCGATTCTTCCCTCATTCACGAATGCATCTTTCTCATTCCCGAGGAACCAAGCGTACCTGCCCATCTCATCGACGCTGTACGGGCTACCGGCCTTACTGACGAAGCAGATGTAGTCATTGCCGCCCAAGTGTATACCACAGGCAGGAGTCTCGTCTGCTGATTGAGATGTCTCTATCTTTCCATTCGCAGTCTCAACGCTCCAAAGACCGTTGCTGGCGACGTAGTGACCTGCACCACGTGCCATTGCCTCGTTCGGGTCGTTCCTGTACAACTTTGATATCCAGTTCATCAGACCAGTACCACGGTTGTCGGAACGAGCATCGACGCCTACGAACTGTCCAACGTACACCTCGTTTCCAGCACCTGTGGTCGGTCCCTTCCTAGTGGCTACGAATGCCGACTCAGCCCAGTCTATGAGCAAGTCCTCATCCTCAGAGGCCCAGTCTTCGCATCCAAACTCCTTCTTTATGTAGTCAAGATAGAAGTTTGCGACCTCCTGCTTGGACTCACCCGTCCTCTCAGCGGTCTTCTCTATCCTCTCAAGGACGCCTTGCGGCAGAGTCTGCTCACTCTGCTGCTGTTGCATCTGCTGTGTCTTGTTGAAAGGATTTCCAGCACCGCTATTTTCATTCATCATTTTTTCCATTTCGGCTCTATGTTCATCACTCATTGTGTTCACCTTGTCTCCCTTCTTATTGCTGCAACCATGTAGTCACAGAAGGAATGTGCATTGTCAGGCCATGTGTAGATGTGGGTCATGATGTCACCGTAGGCTACCATGGCGTCGAAGAGGCTGGTATCTGTCAGAGATGCGTCGAGTTGCTTCTTCATATTCCTGTAAAGCACGCTCATCACCGCTCGCAAGTCACTGCCGTTATCGAGCATGGCATGAAGTTTGCTCCTGAGTTTCATGAACTGACCCTCAACCACGAGTTCAGCCAAGTCAACCGACGCCATGGCTTGTATCTTCTCGACTCTGTTGTATAGTGCTAGAGCGGTCTGAGGTAGTGATTCCAAGATGTTGATGCATAAGCGAAGGTCACCGTTCATCTGCTCAACCAAGGCGGGTAGGCTCTTCGACCATTCCTTCAGCACATCATCAGGGACGCCGCATGTCATGCATACGTCCCACAACCTAGCAGCCCCCTCATTCGATGTCAGGGGTTTGAATGTATATGTGGCACACCTTGAGCGGATTGCCGGTCTTATCTTCTCCATCTCATTGGCTGTCATTATTATGAGAGCATTGTGGGAGTAGTTCTCTATGAGTTGACGCATGGCATCCTGTGCTTGGGTCGTCAGCCCATCGGCCTCATCTATCAGAATGACCTTCCTGTCAACACCCACCGGTTTGACACGGAGAAACGTCTTCAGGTCCTCACGGATGAAGGATATACCCCTATCGTCAGAGCCATTCGTCTCCTCGTAGTTAACGTGCATCTCATCGCCAAGCATCATATTCGCTATGACCCTAGCAGTGGTGGTCTTACCAGTTCCCGGTGGACCCACGAAGAGGAGTGCAGCAGGAGCACCGTTTTGTTGCCAAGATAGGATATCGCTCTTCAAATCCGGGTTTCCAGCGATATCATCTATACGGCTAGGCCTCGCTTTTTCATTCCACATGACACTTGCAAATCTAACCCTATTTAAAGAGAAGTAGATTTTTCCATCATTTCATCAAAGTCGCTGGCCCACATCTTCATCGATTCCCAATCACTTGGAAATGGATTATCTAAGGCCCATTTCACAACTTGAAGTCCCTTCTTATCATGCAATAGATTCCAACAGTTGTAGGCGTTGCATGTCTTCTGGATGTAGTTGACCATCTTCTGGATGTCGCTTCTCGATGAGTACACGGCTTGCTCTTTTCCCAACACATCATGCAGCATCTCTGGTTCTGGATGCCTCATCATCATCTCCCCACGATACCCGAACTTGGAGTTCTTGTCTTTCTTCAACCTCACACTGAATCTTATTCCATGGAGCAGTATACCGATTCTCATGAAAAATTTCTCATTCATTCCATCACCATCAAATCAACTAACTGCGTGAGGTCGGTTATACCCATGTTATTCTCAATCTGGTGAAAGACAGCGTGTTCAAAACACATCCCAGTTGAATTGAAAGACGGAGAAGATATGGACATAACAACACAAGTATGTGCTGGTAATTCATACTTAACACCGACACTCGGTAATTCGTTCACGTTATAGCGTTTCAATGCTCTATAAACATAAGATGTTTCATCAAGAGTCGTTGTCCTCACGCTCCCGACTTGAAGGAAGTCAGTACCATCAAGCACCTCTATACCCAGTTCGACGTAAATATCACCCGCCTTGTACCATGAGAGGCGCACAGGGTGTATGTGGTAATCAAGGACGAGTATGTGAGCGCCCTCCTGTTGCACATCATACGGACTCGTATTCGGGAATCTGACTGTGTTCTTCTCTGCCCAGTCCTCTATGGTTGACCAAGACGGTATGGGAACGGGCATCAGCACATCAAGCCCGCGCCCGCCGAGCCTCGACAGTCTATCACTCAATGACAAATCAGGCTCATCAGGGAAGTAGGCATCGTAAATCTGACCCTGCTTCGACTTCTCCACAACACAGTCATCCATGTGCTCTATGATTCTGCTGCCTTTTCCCTCTATCAACTGACACAGACCACTGTTGTACTCTTTGAGATTCAATGTGTTTCTCCAAGCCTTGACCCTTCTAGGCACGTAGATTGTGAATGAGTCATCGCTGAAGCGCTCAGGAGCGTGTAGCATCGTCTGTATGGCATCATGGAGTTCTATGTTGTCGCCTAGCAGCCTACCGCGCAGCAAGACACTCTCGTCCACGCCGTTGCGCAACACCGCTCTGAGGAACGTCTCCTTCGTTATCCTCTTGCGAGCACCTAACACGGTTCTCCAAAACAGACGAGCCTCGACTTGGTTGATTTGCTTCGCTATGTCTAGGAAGGTGATAGGTGATGTCTGGTTGGTGAATGCAATCATCATGCTCGCAGCCTTAGAGACGCTCCATCTCTTCGCATTACCTGACTCGCTCACTAAGTTGTCAATCAAACCCTCTTTGTTCTTGACTACATCAACCACTACATCAGGGAATATTTCTGTGGCACGTGCAACATGTGAGACCATCTTCGCGAACGACCATACCTCGCATCTCTCTGCGAAGAGTATGGTAGCCAAGTCGGATATGTGTTTGTCCTCTGCTTCTCTGAGGGCGTCTATCAGTGGGTTCTTCCTACCGTAGTAATAGTGCTCATGGAGACTCGCTATGTCCGAGTATAGCATCACGTAGTTCACTCCAAGTGTTGGGCCTCGGCTGTGTCTCCACGCCGAACTCTTCCCTTGTGAGTGCCTTCGCCTTTTCAATTGTTATGCCTGTTTCGTACTTCTTGCCCATCAGATACATGCAATCCGTCATCAGCGATACCCTTGACCTCTTGCTGTTCCACAAGTCGTGAGTGATGATTGTGTTGTACAGCCTGACGCCTTCCATGACCTGCTTCGGCTTCAATCCGAAGAGCATCCCAAGCCTGTATCCGTGTGTTTGAAAACTATTCATCCCAAACCACTTCGTTTATGATGTCCATCGTGGTCTTGTCCTCGTCAATTTCATATTCGACGTATCCCTCTAATTCGCAGTTCCTGCACTTTACGCTGAAGCATATCATCTTGTCATCCCATTCCTCCAAGGACACAATCTGCCAGTTCCAATGTGTACAGCATATGCAATCGTCCTCATGCCTCGCTTTGCATCCTGAACAAGTCATCACAAACCCCCCTCTATACCAAGCGCATTCATTATCTCCATCACCTTCCGTGTGTGCTCATCTTTTTTGGGTTTAAGTACGCTCAAATCAGGTTTGCACTCGACACACTTGACTCTCAGCCTCCCCCTGCCGAACTGCTGATTCACCTTGCCGCAGTCAACGCATGTGTAGGTCCTCACCTTGCCATCCAACTTCGGCTTGCAGTGCTCGTGCCTCTTTCTCGTAGGACCCTTGCCAGTCTGCACACCGGGCTCATTGCACACCTCGCAGGTGAACGTCCTGACGACTGCCTCACGTTCGACCTTGGGCTTACACGTAATGCATCTCTTCCTCGCTGTGCCTCTAGTCGTCTGCTGGCCCTCCTTACCACACACATCGCATGTGAAGGTCCTGACCCTGCTCCTGTTCCTCGGATTGCAGTCAGTGCAGTACTTCCTACCCGGCCCCAATCCCGTCTGCGTACACTCGACGCCGCACGTGATGCAGTTGTACACCCTGACGGATGGTTCCCTGCTCGCTCTTATCTTCTCGTTCCTGTATGCCTTCTTGCACTCATGGCTGCACAGTCTCGGCCTTCTACCTCTCTTGAGCCTGAAACTGAACGTCGTGCCACATTGCACGCACTCGGTCTCAGCGACACTCTCATCATTGGGTTCCTCGACGGGCGCATCATCCACAATCGTCTTGCCCAACGTGGCTAACACTGCGTTCACGTCAACGCTACCCACGTCAATACCAAAACCCGTCAACCAAGACTCGGCCTCGCTTCTCGTCATTTCATTGCTGCTCACTTATCACCATCTCCTGTAGGTCTTCCATCGTGACATTCGCGCCATCCAATGGTAGCGCTATCATGTTGAGCAAGGAGTCTCCCGCTCTCTCTGTCCACGTCATCTCCAGCAGTTGTCCCATGACCTCCTGCACAGAGGCAGCGTGCTTCGCATTGTTCTTCAACCAAGAATCTGCATTCTGCGCCTTTACCATCGCCTCAGCGATTCTCCTGTACGCAGCCTTCGCAAGTGGCCCTGTGACATCCTCTCCCTTCGGGACGAGCATACCCACGAGCATGTCCAGCAAGACTGCTATCTGCAACTTCGGCGGGACCTTGTTCGGTATCCTCTGTCTGACCATTGAGCACCTTCTGTACCCTCTACCATGCGTCTTCCCTGTGTCATCGTTCGATGGGACGAGCATAACCGAGGAGCCTGTATTCAGGTCCTTCACGAACAGCATGGGGTCTGAGTAGTATTCGCTCTCCTTGCTGTGCTTCTCACGCTCCATGCTGGTCATGGCCTTAGCCAAGTTCGACAGGGCCTTACCTGAGCCATCCGTCCAGTTCATTTCCTCGATATCCTTTTTCATGTCAATCACTTATACCTAAATCTAACTCTATTTAAAGAGACGAATTAAGATAGTCACGCAGATAGAGGGTGTTGTGTACAACGACTCTCTCCTCCCTCACTATCGGCATCCTCACCGCTTCCTCGGTTGGTAGTTCATCGAACCCTCTTATCCGAACCGGTGGGTCCATCTCCGCTCCCAGTGCATTACACTTAGGACATGCCTTGACCTCACGTAGATGCTGCTCAGTTGCCAAATACCTCTCCGGCCATGACCTCTTTGGTGCACCGCACAAGTTAGCATCATCAGGCCAGTCGTCCACCTTGATGTGTCTCAATGGTGCTTTCATGCCTCTCTCTCCGTGTAGTCGGAATGGTGCTTAGGCAACTTGTGCATGCGTCTGCTCATCATGTTGTCAATCAAGACGGCGACGTTCTTGGCGGCTTTATCGAACCTGTCGCTGCTCACCTTGTCGTCGCACATGACGTCCTTGAGACCACTCAGGTCGATGGTGTCCTGAATGAGATTCATTATCTCATACTCGCCATGCGTGATGCTGACTATCCTCTCGCTCATTCTTGCATCAATCATTCAAGCACCTTCCTGAGTTTGCCGAGTAGGACATCCAACTTCAGAATGGTGTCCTCTATGACGAGCCTCTGCTCTGCACACTTGGCCTCAATCTCCTTGTGCTTCTCAGCGAGTATCTTCGTTACACTCTCAAAATCATCCACTGGGTTGACTTTCTTTCCCCTCGGACGTTGTTTGTATGCATCATTTCTACGTTGTCTCATGAGTTGGTAAAACCTCGTATTGCATGCGGCTTTGGTCCTGCCAAGTTCCTTTGCTATCTCATCCTTCATCGAAGGATGATTGTCCTTGTGCTCCGACCACAACGAGTATAGTTTCTCATCTTCCGTATTCGTCCATCTCTTGTGTATTCGTCCATTTTTCTTTTGTGTCCGTTTACCCACTGCCCAACGATGCCCTGATGAGCCCCTCCGCAAATTCAATTTTTCACCATGCTCGCCTCTCTTCCTCAAGGTGTCCACTCTTGCGTCTATGGAAGCAGTTGTCCTGTCCATGAATAACGCTATGTCGTTCCTCTTTATTCCTTGAGCAAACATGTTCACAAGTTTCTCATCTTCATTCTTCGTCCATCTTTTGTTTTTATTTTTCACTCTCTTCATTTCATTCACTCCTTTGTTTCTGTTCCATCTCCTCTTTCGCCTTCTCAATGGCGACGTTCAACGCGTTCACGAAGTCCTCGGCCTGTTCGATGCTCAGCCGAAAACCATGCTTCGTGTGTGTTGTTCCTTCTCTGTGCATGTTGTGTAGCCTCGCATCAATCCATATCCTCTGATAGTAATCGACTGTGCTCAGCACAACCTGCCCCTTTCCGTTCTTCCACTTTCCTTCCATGCTCGCTGTTCTCCATATCTCACTCATTCTTACTCTTCCTCCTTACACATGTCTTGCACAGTCTCCTGTTCCTGCGTGACCACCATATTGGTCGGTAGTCACCGCACTCTGTGCAGTTGTTCATCTGCCATCTCACCTGCTCACCGCCTTGCAATGAGCACACCTGTGTCTCCTGTCATGCCCCCAACTGACGCTTCTGTTGCACCATCTGCATTTCACACCAGTCACTCCTCTTCATCAGGGACTATGACCTTCTTACAGAAGAGTCCCCACAACCAAGGTGGGACTCGCTCATCGTCAATCATCTTACCCACAGGTGTGTAGTCCTGCGCATCGTAGTCGTCGTTATCCAATGCTGTGATAATCTCCTCCCTCGTCAGGGCTTGATACTCCACTCCCTTCACGATGTGCCGATGATGCCTCTCATCGCCCACCATGCTCCTGAAGTCCATCGGGTCCACATTGATGACCTCGCCACACTGGCACGTCACAGGGTAGGCCCACACCTCAACCATGTGCGTGTCGCCATTCTCAAGCAAGGTCTCCTCCTCGCTCAGCATCACAGCGCTCACACGACTGTGGTCCATCTCACGGAGTGGGAACCCACAACTGCAACGCCACGATGACACCACATCATCCAAGTGCTCCTGAGAGATTCTGTTCACATCATCCTGAGTCCTCGGCGTCTCGTCCCACTTCACATTGCTGTCCTTTATCTTGTATCCCAAGTCCCACAACAACGACCTCACACCAGCCAAGGCACGCATCGTCTCGGGATGCTGCACACATCTCACCAACTCGTACGTCTTGTCCTCGACCCTCATGAACACGAAGCCCAGTCCCTCGGGCGCCCACACTCCGTTGACGGGAACCATGTCGAAATGCTCCCTGCCCCAACTCACTATCTCAGGCGACGTCCAATCCATCTCTTGTCTTCTCTCACTCATTCTCATCATCTCCGTACAACTTCATCACATTGCAATTCTTGCACACAACCAGTTCCTTGTCCCCCTTGCAAATCAACCGTATAGTGTCCCCTTGGCATACCTCGCAATCCTTCATGCCTATAATAACATCTACTGGGACGAACCCATGACCGTTGATTTCCCACAGCGTGCTGCCGAGAGGGTAGACTGTGCCATCTATCACTACACTGCCGTCTGTCTGCACCTGCTCAGGCTTCATCTCTACACCTGCTCAGCGTGCTTCTTCTGCAACTTCAACAACTCAGCGTGCTCAATCATGTGCTTCTCCGTGTGCTCCAAGGAATATGACTGGGTGACCAGACCACCGCCGTAGTCCTTGCCCCTGTACTTACTGAAGCCCAACTCCTTCGCAATCTTGTGGGCCTTGTCGTATGTCATGTCCTTATCATCACACAGGTCCTTGAACACGAGCCAGTGCACGACGTACCTAGGGTTGCCGTTCACATCGCTCTTGACCCTGTACCAATTGAATCTCAGGCTCATTGCTTCACCTCCGTGATTGTTCTCATCATCTTCTTGTCAGCATATCCGTAGGATACATCCATACCGAATCCTATCTCATGCATTACCTGCATCAGTGCAACCATTCTCTCCTCGATGTGAGGTGGTGGGTCACATGGCTCACCATCCACATCGTACTGCAATGCTATCGTGTAGAACTTCTTACTCATTCCTGTTCACCTCCCACGTGTGGCTCAGCACCGACGACCTGTGTGATGAGGTTCGCACTCCTCGCGAAAGCCAGCAGCCCCTTGATGTCGTTCTTGGCAGGGTTGATGTCGCACACCATGCCCTCGGGATGATTCAACTCATCGCCCCTCACCATGAACTGCACGACGCCGTTCTCGTACCTCAGTATCTCAAAGGGTATGTACATCATCTCGCCTGATGCGCCTGACTTCAACGTCGGGGTCTGCATCTTGAGCCAGTCGCTCACGCCCTTCTGACACTGCATCCTCTCAGCATAGCCGTACTTTCTGTTCATGCCCTCGCACATGGTACTCGTCACACCTTGGATGTGCATCATTCCATCGTCGTAGTTGCATTTCACTTGCATTCTGTTTTCATTCATTTGTTCACTCATTTCTCTTCTCCTCCATAAATACCGCGTTTAGAGAGACCACTCTCTCCATGTCATCCACGACCGAGAAGGCAAGCGGATACTCCCTCTCAGTCACAGGGCAGAGGAACATGCGCTGCTCAGCGCTCTTCCCCTTCTTCCTAATCCTGTCATGTTGCCCTGCGTTGCTCATCAGACAGTATTTGCATCTCCCGTCGAACTCTATCTCAAGGGGATGCATGTCAGCCCTGCAAGAACGGCAGGTCTCCATGCCATCGTGGTCGTTCAGGTCAACCGTGAAGTGGTCATAGAACTCCTTGTCATCACGCACTGAGTTGTGCACATACACCACATCGCTCCTGTCATCGCTCATCAATGTCCAGCCGCTTGTGTTCTTGCCTTGCTTCTTCTTGCCGCCGTAGTCGCTCAACGTCTTCTTGTTGTACGACTTGGCCTTCTTGTCTTGCTTCTTCTTGTTCTTCTTGGTCGGCTTCTCATCCTCCCATTCGTCCTCCCACAAGTCCTCGTAGTCAATGCCTGATGACTTGAACGCGCTCATGTCGAACTTGGCGACTGGTGCCTCAAGGAACAACGACTCACCCATGGGTATCTCAAGCACGTCAGCGATGTACTGCTGCTGTGACTTGCCCTCGACGGCGTGGTTGCAGTAGACGCTCCTGATGTGCGTCACGAGTTGCGATGCATCCTGCCATGTGTGCTGCTCCTTCGGTAGCATCAGATGGGCGAGTATGCACAACTGCACACCGGTCCTGCCGTGACCGCCCATGCATGAGCAAAGCACAGTCTTGATGTCATTGCTCTTGAAGTCCTCCACCAGTGCGAGCCAAAACGGTCTGCCCACATGCTGTGGTATGCCGAAGTCCGGCCAGTCGATGACGACCAACTCAGGCATGTCATCCCCCCTGACCTTCGTGCCGCATGACCATCCTGTCGGCATGCTGTTCGTGATGTTCCTCGTTCGTATCACTCCATGTGGACCGATAGCCACATCGGGCCTCGGCTTCATGTTCTGCCATCCACCCTGACGTGTGTTGCCTCCAGCGTGGACTCTGATGCCATGTGCCTCAAACACGAGTGGGTTGCCTGTGTGACACTGTGCCATCACTCAACACCCCCTTGCATCATCTCGTGTACCTGATTCACCCAAGCCTTGCTGTTATCGCTCATCTGCGTCAACTGCTTCTTCAGGAACTTCTTCAGCAGGTTCATCATCGGTGTGTACACCTTGTCATCGATGTTCAGACCGTTCCATGCCTCAACGAACATCTCACCGCTCACCTCGTCGTACTTCCTCTCCTGCAACAGCCCACATACAGCGTGTGTGATTGGCAGCGAACTCTTCCTTGGTAGCGCCAAGTAGACGGACGGTGCCTCGCCAGTGAGCAACATGGTCTGATAGTCGAGACCACCTGCATCGATGACGGACAGCATGAACATCTTCTGCTCGCATATCTCGCAATTGCTCCTGCCGCATGGGATGAAGTACTCGTCGTTGTCAGTGTACTTGTTGCTGAAGTGCAGCATGTCAGTGCTCATCTTGTCCAACTCAGCCCTGAACCCGTCAACTGGTATCCTGCCGAGGTTGTTCTGCTTCCAGTACGACGGTGCCTTTCCGGTCGCTGCGAACAAGTCAGTCCAACTCAGCGCTGGCGTCTTCCTCGCTTTGTCCTCGCCCTTGTACACCTCTCTCACCAGTTCGTATGCTCTGAACATCGAAGCAACTCCTGTCTCGCTGTGCGGGAAGTACCCCGACTTGCCTTCCTTGTTCTTCGTGGCGTAGTCAAAGGCAGTGCCGTGTAGGAACTTGTTGAACAGGCTGCCGTTGTTGTGGTGCCAGTTCTCAACCTCGTTCAACTTGGACACCAGTGACTTCAGCACATCCACGTCGCCGTTGCTGGACAGGAACTCCTCGATTTTGTCAGCCACAATCGCTGCTTCCTCGGCGCACTTCATCCAGTTCTTCCCACCGTAGCCTGACCTCCATCCGGTGTTGAAGTGGAACGCACACCACCTCAGTGCCTTCGCCATCTGATGGTACTCAAGGTGCAGTTCATCCAACACGGCGAACCAGTGCTGTCTGTTCACCACCGACTCGGAGAGCGTGGCAGTAGGTTTGACCTCTTTGATGTTGTCAATACCCACAGCAGCGCTCAGCACAGCCATGACCTCGGGCGTCATGTCGCTCTTGACGCCTCGCATGCCGTTCCTCATCTCACCGAAGCACACGGACAACGCAGCCTTGACGACCCATCCAGCGAACATGCCACCTAGTGTGGCGGCACTCGCACCGTTCACGTTGAGTCCCTGCCATTGGTGGAAGAAGTGGCCGAACCACCCATGCTGCCTCGTGTAGCGATGCTTGGATGCAATCAGTCCTGTGTGGAACGCATTGACATATGTCTCGTGGTAGGGGTCGTATGGTCGTGGTACAATCTCCACGCCATTCTCCTCCTTGGCTACCCAAGTGGGTGAGCCCTCGACCCACACCTCGCCCACGTTGACCTCACCAACCACATACGGTATCTCGTGCTGTCTTGCATGTGCACAGATGTGGGAGCCGAGC